GTAACGCTTATAGATAGCATGGGCAGTGACCTTACTGTAGTGAACGCTGCTCGTGTTAGCTTTAACAAGAAGAGTGAGTGGGATGAGGACAATACACTTACTGTAAGTGACAGTATCCTTATATCATATCTAGCAAGGCATAAACACATGTCACCCTTTGGACATTGCTTTGCTAGTTTCCATGTCAAGGCTCCTATCTTTGTAGCCAGGCAGCTAGTCAAGCATAAGTTCCTACGATGGAATGAGGTAAGCCGTAGGTATGTAGATGAAAAGCCTGAGTTCTATGAGCCTGAGACATGGCGTGGACGTGCAAAAGATAAGAAGCAGGGCAGTAGTGGAGTGCTTGAGCTAGATAAGATGTACACTTATGGTGAGTATGAGCATATAAAAGATGTCTTTGAGAAAGAGCCTGAAAAGTATGGTGTGTATAAAGATAGTATAGTTCCTGATCTTAGCATACTGGATGAAGTACATGAGTGTGATGAATATGTTATATCTGTATACAGAACACTCATAGCGGCAGGTGTAGCACCAGAGCAAGCACGTATGGTGTTGCCACAAAGCACCATGACAGAGTGGTACTGGTCAGGTAGTCTTGACGCATTCTCAGATATGTGTACACTTCGATTGAAAGAAGATACACAGTATGAGACTAGAGTTGTGGCTAAAGATATAAGTTCAAAAATGAAAGAGTTGTATCCTGTGTCTTGGTTTTATTTGATGGGAAAAGAAGATGAGTGAACAGTATTGTACAACAAAAGGATTAGGGTGGGCATTCCTAACATGTATATTTTTTATACTAGGTGTGCCAGTATTAATGTGGTTAGCAATAGAGGGTTCAGATTGGTACGAGATATTTAAAATGATGAATCCCATTTAAGGAGAATGATATGGAACACGGAGAGTTAGCTTTACTTAGAACTTTGATGGACAAAGACTTCTATGATAGCAACAAGGGGATACACACACCAGACAAACTGTTTACTAAGGATGTACGCAAGGTCAAGCAGACTATAGACTACGCTATGAATCAGTTCGACAAGAACTTAAACTTCTCAGAGTTAGAAGGGTTTGTTCTTTACTAGAGAGACACTTACTACAGCCAACAAAGATTCGTACAAGAGATTGTTTGATAAGCTGCGAGAAGAAAGACCTATGAACCAAGAGGTAGCCCAAGAGGTTATGTCTAATCTGTTTCAACAGGTAGTAGGTGAAGAGGTAGCTAACTTAGGTTTTGACTACGTTAATGGTGAGAAGAATACACTTGAGCCACTGCGTAACATACTGACTGACTATCAAGATAACTTCATGCCTAATCTTAAAAGTTGATTGGGGTGACATATCTATTGACAATCTACTGGTAGCTAATGAGATACAGTGTAAGTGGCAGTTCAACATACCGTCACTACAGCGCAAGGTAGAGGGTATATCAGGTGGGCATCTAGTCCTAGTAGGTGCTAGACCTAACACAGGTAAGACATCCTTCCATGCTTCTATGATTGCATCTGAGCGTGGCTTTGCTAGGCAGGGTGCTAAGTGTATCGTGCTGTGTAACGAAGAGGACTACACTCGTGTTGGTGCTAGGTATCTCAGTGCTGCATCTAACATGCCTATGGAAGAGATCAAGGACAACTATGCCCTAGCATCCACAAGGTATAAGCCAGTGTATGACAACATACGTATCGTTGATAGCACAGGTAAGGACATGGTGTGGGTTGAGGCAGTAGTTAAGAACCACAAGCCTGACATCGTAGTGCTAGATATGGGTGACAAGTTTGCTAATAAGACAGGTGCAGACTCTCATGTGTATCTCAAGGATGCAGCAATACACGCTAGGAATATTGCCAAGCAGTATGACTGTGCAGTAATCTGGATGTCTCAGCTATCAGCAGAGGCAGAAGGTAAGATATATGTAGATCAGTCTATGCTTGAAGGTAGTAAGACAGGTAAGGCTGCTGAGTGTGACCTGATGGTTTTGATATCTAAGAACCCACAAGTAGAGGGTGAGTATGAGTCAGACACACAGCGACACTTGAACGTAGCAAAGAATAAACTAAAGGGTGGATGGCATGGGGTTGTCCACTGTCAGTTAGATGGAGAGAGAGCAAGGTACTCAGCATGAGGAGAGTCTTAGATGTAGAGAACTCTATAACTCTACGAGATGGTAAGATATTCAATGATCCGTATGAACCTGCCAATACGCTTACTGAGGTGGGTGTACTGTGCTTAGATACAGGAGAGAAGAAGCTACTACCGTTTGACCACAAGGAAGCGACAGAACAACACAAGTCCAACGCCTGTGTCTTACAGAGGATGCTAGACAACACAACTTTACTGATAGGACACAACCTACAGTATGACCTAGCCTGGCTATGGGCTAACGACTTTAAGTATGATGGTGACATATATGACACAATGCTTGCAGAATATTTACTTTTACGTGGACAGAAGCAACCTCTTAGTTTAGAGCAGTGTGCTATTAGACGTGAGCTACAGTATCAGAAGGATGATACACTCAAGACGTACTACAAGAAAGGATACAACACCAATGAGATACCACTTGATGAACTCAGTCATTATCTTGACCTTGACTTGCTTACCACTGGCGAGTTGTACAAAGCAACAGAGGCTGACTTTTCAACCCCATCCTCCGCTTCCTTACGAGCAGTCAAGGACGTTACTTTTAGAACCTGCAAAGTCCTNACAAGAATGTCAATGGCAGGAATCAGGGTGGATAGAGATGCCCTCGAACACGTCCGTACTACATTCGAGCGAGAGCGCAAAGAAATACTTGATAGATTGCAATCCAGAACTAGAACACTCATGGGAGGAACACCCATAAACCTTAACTCACCAGAGCAGATGTCGTGGGTAATCTTTAGTATTAAACCTAACAACAAGAAAGAGTGGGTAGATATCTTTGATTATGTAGATGACAAAAGTTTTAGAGATGCAGTAAGAAAAAATAGTAAGATGTTATTTAAGACAGTGGCTTCTACCTGCCCCAACTGTAGTGGGTATGGGAGAGTACACAAGAAAAGAAAGGATGGTACACTCTACAAAATACCAAACAAATGTACAGACTGTGATGGTAGAGGTTTCTTACTCACAGCAACAAACGAAATGGCAGGGCTTGGTTTCTTTCCACCAAGTAAGAAGTGGGTCAGTGCCAATGGCTTCGGTGTAGGTAAGACAAACCTTGATGCACTTATAGCCACAGCTAAAAACAACAATATGGAGAAAGCAATTGGATTTTTACAAGACGTTAAGAGGCTTAGTGCTATTAGTAGTTATCTTAGTAGCTTTGTGGATGGCATTATCACCAACTGCAAGAGAAGTAGCAAACTACACATCAACCTTACCCAGCATATCACCAGTACAGGTAGATTCTCTGGACGAAACCCCAACATGCAAAACATGCCAAGAGGAGGAACCTTCCCCATAAAACGTGTGTTCATCTCAAGGTGGGAGGGTGGCAAAATAATTGAGGCCGACTTTGCTCAACTTGAGTTCAGAACTGCTGCGTTCCTAGCACAAGATAAGACAGCCATGCAGGAGATTGATACAGGATTTGATGTACACTCCTACACGGCAAAGGTTATCAGTGATGCAGGGCAACCTACAGGTAGACAGGATGCAAAGGCACACACCTTCGCCCCTCTCTTCGGAGCTACAGGGTATGGCAGAAGCAAGGCAGAAGCTGCATACTACAAGCAGTTCGTAGAGAAGTACAAAGGCATAGCCAAGTGGCACAGTAGGTTGGGTGACGAGGCTGTTAGCGAAGGTAAGATAACTAATGTCAGTGGTAGGCAGTACGCTTTCCCTGATGTACATCGTAGAGAAAATGGCAGCGTGTCACACTTCACTATGATAAAGAACTATCCTGTGCAAGGCTTTGCTACAGGTGATGTCGTACCTGTTGTACTCATAGAGCTTGACCGTTTGCTTGAGCCTATGCAGTCATGCTTAGTTAACAGTGTCCACGACAGTATGGTAATTGACACACACCCTGACGAAATAGATGATGTGCTAGGCATAATAGACTTGTTGAACACTAATCTAAATGATATGATTAAGAAAGAATATGAAATAGAAATGAACGTACCTTTGTTATTAGAATCAAAGATAGGAGACAATTGGCTTGACACAAAAGACGTTTGATGATATAACTCTAACTCTGAAACTTTTTACATATGAAAGGTAAAAANTATGGAACANAATGCAGTAGCATTAAAAGTAGAAAACATGAACTTAACAGACGCTATGGGGTTCTCTACCCCTGCAGTATCACAGTCATCTTTAAGTAGGATTACTGGTACAGTCATACAAGAAGTAGAAGATGGCAAGGTAGTACAAACACCTGTCTTCAAGATCACATCAGATGATGACTCCTACTTAGCTAGATCAGTAGAGGTACGTTTGTTTGCTGAACGTCAGAAGTGGCAGCAGTGGGATAGTGAAAACAAAACTATGCAGAAGTCAGTACTGTCTAACTCTTTAAACATAGACTTGAAAGATACACTTGGTACGTTCAACCTGGGCAGACCGTCAGGTTACATCAAAGACTTCCAAGCATTACCTAAAGATCAACAAGACTTGATACGCAGTGTTAACCGTGTCAAAGTTATGATGGGTATGGTTAAAGTAGTAGACCCTTTCTATGAAGGTGGTGGTACACCGTCCAACGTAGACGAAGAGTTTGC